CGACTTCTCTCCGGCAGAGGAGATTTCCTGAATCTTCACCTCGGAGCGTTCCGTCTCCTCGGCGGCGGTTTCTGTCCGTTCGCGGATTTCTTCGACCCTATCAGCTTTCTCCGCAGCTTTCTGCTTGACCTCGTCCATTGCTTCCTGCCAGGCAGCCCGTGCGCTGGCGATCTCTTCGGCTGCTCCGGTCAGAGCGTCCTGATATGCTTTCTGGTGTTCCAGAATCTCCTGCGTCTGTGCTTCGTCCGCACTCGCGTTCGCTCTGTCCCAGTCATCGTTGATGCTCGCAAGCTCGGCCTTGCGCTGTGCGGAGGCCTGCGCCTTCGCATTTTCCCTTGCGCTCTTCCGTTCATTGTATGCCTGTTCGACGCGGGCGATCTCAGCCTCAACTTCCTCGTCGGAGTCGAAGAAGCCCTTCGTCTTGATCCAGACTTTCTGGATTTCAAGCACGGTCTTCTCGAATGCCGCAATGATGCCGTTCCAGATGAAAGCCCACGCATCTTGCATGGCATTGCCAATAGACTTCAGCCCATAGAGCAGACCGTACCAAAGGTTGTTTCCCAGCTTCAAAATCGAGTACACGATGACAGTCCAGCTGTCGGCGAGGAACATTTTCAAGCCCGCCCATGCCTTCTTCAACGGCTGCAACCCAGTAAGCCAGGCAAGCTTCAGAGCGGCAAGCCCGACCCGTGCGGCTCCCGCGAGGTCGCCGGACATGAACGCCGTCTTGATGGTGTTCCACGTCTCCCCGGCAATATCCCGGATGGAGGTGAACGCGCCCGTAACGTCATCTGCAAGCTCGTTCGCGCTTGCTTTGCATGCGTCCCATGCCCCGGTCAGCTCCCACACGACGGCAATCACGGTGGCCAAGGCCGCGCCGATCAGGAATGCGGGGGACGTGATCGCTGCCCACATCGCAAGAGCAATAACCTTGGTGGCGACCATCGCCGTCTGCAGGAGCCCGAACAATCCGATCAATCCCTGGATAGCGACCATCGGAGCAAGGACAGCGGCTTTCAAGAGGAAGAACACGGTCGAGAGCAAGCCAACGCCGACAGCCATTGCCTTTATCGCAAGCCCGGCGGCAATCATGCCGACGCCGACCGCAGCAATCCCGGCAACGACCTTGACAGCCATGATGACCACTTCCTTATGTGCCGCGATCCATTCGGCGACCACATTCAGCGTGGAAGATAGCCGTTTTACATAAGGATTGAGAGCCTCGCCGATGACCCGTCCGATGGCAATCTGGCATCCCTCAATCGCGCTCATCATGATTCGGAAAGCCCCGCCGATTCCGGCATCCATTTCCGCCGCCGTCTGGTCGGCAACCCCGCCGACGTTCTTCAGCCTCGAAATGAACTCATCGAGCCGCTGAACGTTTCCGCCGAGCTGGAGCCCGGCAAGCGAGCCGCGCAGATCGAAGATTTCCTCGGCAAAACCCAAGCGTTGGGCTGTCGGGAGCTTGTTCATGTATTTCGCGATGTCGGCGATGATGTCCGGCATCGACCTCAGATTTCCGTTTGCGTCCGTGGTGGCGACCCCAATGGCTTTGAGCTTGTCCTGCACCTTCGTCTTCGCAAACTGCGAGTAGGATTTCCGCAGGGCTGTGCCAGCCAAGCTCCCCTTAATGCCCATGTTCGCCAGGACGCCAAGAGCGCCGGAGACGTTCACGATGTTGTCGTTCGCGGCCGCAGCCTGCGGTCCCGCCATCTTCAGTCCCTCAGCCAAGTCGGTCAGCGTCTGTGCCGATCCATTGGCTGTCGCGGTCAGGATATCCGCGACATTCGCCATCTTCGAGGTGTCAAGGCCGAACACACGCATGTTGTTGGAGGCGATCTCGGCGGCTGCTCCGAGCTCGGTTCCGGTAGCACGGGCAAGGCTCAAGACGGCGGGAACAGCAGAGAGAATCTCGTCCGGCTTCAGCCCCATGCGCCCCATAGCGGTCATGCCCTCGGCCACCTCTTTCGCCGTGTAGGACGTTTCGCGTCCGAGTTTCTCGGCAGCATCGGTCAGTCTTTTGAACTCTCCCTCGGTCGCACCCGATACGGCCTTGACCATGCGCATGGCATCATCGAAGTCGGCAAACGTCTTCGTGGCGAACGCCATCGGAGCAGCCAGAACCCCGGAGACGGCGAGCATGTTCTTTCCGATGCCCGTCAGAGCCGACCCGAAGCTCTTTATCTTCTGCTGGGCCTGCTTCAGCCCCCGTTCAAGTTTCGTCTGGTCGAGCAGGATTTCGACGTATGCGCGTCCCGCTTTTACTTCGCCCGTTGCCGTGCTCATTCTTGGTCTCCTGACACCAGATGTCCCGCAGGATGCTGACTGGCGCTTTCGTTTTCTGTTTTATGTTGTACGGATTGAAGTCGCTCGGCTTCACGGTCCTGCTTTTCTTCGGATCACGAAGAACATTGGCGATCAGAGCCATCAGCGAAGCTGTCTGCCCCCACTCGAACCTGCCGCGGGCTTCCGTCATCCGGACGAGCTCGCGGAGAGTGAATCCGTTCGGGTCTACTCCGCAGATTCCGGCACAGTCCCAGATGAGCCGGTCAACCGATCCAGCTCGGAGACCACCCGGCTCTCGAACTCTCCGTTCAACTCGGCCTCCAGTTTCTTCCGAGCAGCTTCGCTGAACTTGCGGCTGGCCGACAGAATCTTCCGCATCACGAGCCGCTTCGCCTCCGGGAAAAAATCGATGACTTCCTCCAGAAGAGCCGTGGTCGCATGCTCGATGGCGTCGCCCGCCATAGACTCCCCGAAGTCCTCATCCGTAATGCCGAGCTTGTCAGCCTGAGGCTTGCACACGGCGAAAAGGACATCGACGAGAAGGACGGGGTCGGAGGAAAGTCGTTCGAGGAGCTCGGCAGAGGGGCGATTGTTCTTGTCGAGCTCCACAATGGAGTTGAGGTCGACCTTGCACAGAGCACGGACACGTTTGACGGTCGCCACGGTTACCACAATTTCCCATGCACGACCCTTGTTGTCGGTAAAAGATTTCATCGTCCACCTCACACCCAGATCGGCGCTCTGTCGGACGCGGTGGGCTTCGCCGTGACCTTGACGGTGACGGCTTCCTCCAGCGGCTGATCCACAGTAAAGCCCGTAACTGAGAAGTCGGCGTCAAGGCCATGTGCCGTGGTGTCGCCGTCCGTGATAAAAAGCGAGAGAGGCGTATTGGAGAAATAAGCCTCCTTAAACGCGAGAAAGTCTTCGTCCTCGGTATCATAGAGGATGGTGATTTCGAGAGAAGCCTCCTTGAGGGTGGCGACGCTCAGTTTCCACCCCTTGGCTTTGCGGGTCGTGACATCGGCCTCACCGGATTCCAGAGAGAGGGAGACGTCCTTGACATTGGTGACCTCGATTGTCCCCTGTGTCCCTGCTACTCCGCGAAAAAGTTTTGCATCAAGACCAAGTTTGATGGCCATTGGAATATAATCCTTTCATTGTTATTTTTTGACTGCATCCGCCCATAGCTTCGGGAGCTGAGGAGCGGTCTTTTGAAGGGTCGGCCCCATGAGGGGACGCTTGGGATAGAAGCGTCTGCGGTACATCCCGCCGAATTCGTGTGCGGTCATCGAGATGCCGATGAACTTCTTCGCGGGGCCGACGACCACGGACATGCGGCTTTTGTCCACGCCGAAGAGGATCGAACGTTTCAGCAACCCGCGTCTGGTGTGCGGAGGTGTTCCTTCCTTCGAGGCGCGCTTTGACTTGAAAACAGCATTCTGCGCCGTTTTTCGGACATATGCACCCGCACTCCGCAGAGCTTTGTAATTTGCCTTGTTGACTATCCCCAGAAGCCGCCTCGAATCGAGTTCGAAACGCATTTTTACGGACATTTTGGCGTAAATCTTTGATTTTTTACTGAAAAATAACTTTTTTCGCTTGACATGAGCAGGGAGCGAGGTTATATTTACATAACCCTTAACCTCAAACCAACAGAGGAGTGTTCATATGAAACACAGCTTCTACGACGTCAAAGCGAAAAAGAAAGTCCAAGCCGAAGTCACGAAAGCCGTCAAGTACGGCAAAGGCACGGCCACCCGTTATGCGTTCAAGGCCCTCACGAAGGACGGCCGCAATCTGACCGCTTTCGTCAAGAAGGAAGACTGGGACAAGTTCAAAAAATGATCTGATCCCATCAGCCTCTTATGAGTTGCTCGACGCTCTGGATTCGTCCAGGGCGTCTTTTTTTACGGCTCCACCCGCCTGCAGGTATCCCTGAAAACGAGTTCAATGACGCTCGTGAACTGGTGGCGCTCCCGCAAATCGTCGGCAGAATAGATCGGGTTGAATCCGACTGCCACACACTTCGCGCCGCAGAATACCGTGTTCAGGAACCCCATTCCGAGCTTCTCGACGGTCGCCAGAAGCTCGTCGAGCTCTTCGTCTTTCGCCCTCTTCATAAAGCCGATTTGGAGCTTCACCGTGCGTTCCTTGAGCGCTCTGGTGATGTTCTTGTACGACAACTCTATCGGGACGACCACGACTTTCAGCTCTTCGAGCTCACGCAATGTGAACTCCGGGGCCAGTGCAGGCTTCGCATGCCAGTCATCGAGCGACGCGGCAACAGCCTCGCTCAATACAAGACAGTCCATAGCGTCGTTCATCTCCGCACAAACTCCAATACAATGTTGCCGATGGCGGCGAGCAGCGCAATGAGCGCAGCACCAAGCGTGGAAAGCATCGTCTTCTGAAGTTCGGCTGCAGGCTTGCAGGGCGGGAAATGGTGCTGCCCTGAGCCGAAATGCATGTTCAGCATCCCCCTCAGTTCCGCGATATCCAGCCGAGCCTGGTTCACCTCGTGCCAGAGGTCACGGGTATCCGGCACATTTTCCTTGTTTTCACTCATCTTTTACCGATCTCCTTGGTGTGGATTCTTCTTACTTCATGGATGGTCCCGCTCCACCGCCAGACGGGTTCGTCCTGCGGAGCCAGCACTTCGTACTCGACGCCGTCGTAGAAAATCTTGTCGCCCGACTGCGGGTCCTTCGGCAGAACCTCGGACGGGATCAGGAAATCACGCGAATAAACATGAATGGTGATTCCGTAGGAGTTCTGGACTTTGAACAGCGTCTTTCCGAGCGTGGCATGAACACGGAGCCTCTCTCCGTCCCTACGGAGGTATTCCACAGGGACAGAGAGCCAGGCATCACGTTGGGACGTCAACCATTGTTGGCCTTCTTCCAGCAGTCCCATTGTGCTTAACTGGCCGCGATGATGTTCGCGGAACGAAGGGCGGAGAGGATGGAATTGATCTTTTCCCGGATGGTGCTCATGGACTCGGCGCACCCGGAGTCGCTGGTGAGCGTACCGAGGTCAGCGATTGCAGCCCCGGCAGAGCTTCCGGACCCGCCTGCAGAGCCGCCCGCAGCACCGGCATTGAGCAGGTAGTAGACGTATTCGGAACTCGCCTGAGCATTGTAGACGGCAACGCCGAGATAGACGTCAGTTTTTTCCTTTGTGGCGACGCCGTTCGCGGCATCGTAATAGACAGCCTCGCCGACGTCGATGGCTTCGGCGGCCTTCGGGGATTCGAACACGCCGGTCACGGCAAGAGCGCCGAGTTCACCGGCTCTGATGTCGAGGCGGGTGATTCCGACGAATCCGGGGAACGGGACAATCGTTTTGGCACGGACATCGGTTTCGGGACGGTAATCGATGGATTCGCCTTTCTGAACATAACGTGCAGACATGAGTATATCTCCTGTTGATTTTGAGTTGAAGTGAGGAGGCGGGGTTCAGCCCGCCTCCGGGAAAGGCTTAGCCGTTGGCTGCGCCAGCGGACTTGACCATGCCGCGATGATCCTGTTCCCTGATGCCGAGGTCGAAATACACTCTGAACCAGAGGCCCAGCGTATTGAAATCAGTTTCGCCGCGCTCGACGGTCGGGGTGCGCTTGCCGCGCAGATACCCGATTTCGAAGGTGTCGGTCTGGCGCGGATCGCCGAAGAGGTACCACGCATTCGCGGAGGCTCCCTCATAGGCGCTGTTGGCGAGGTACGGGGAGCTGACGACCTGCAGGTTCTCGTCTGCGAGGATGTTGAGCGCAGGACGGACGACATTGTCGGAGCCGCCGGCAGTGATGAGCGTTGCGCCGCGGGTGAGTTCGATGGCGAGGTGCTTGAGGGCAGTCGGGACGAGCAGGAACTTGGGTTCGATGCTAATCGGCTGACCATCGGCGTCGACCTGGTCCAGATACAGCTGAATGGCTTTCTTCAGGGATTCGAAGGACAGCGCACTGGCGGCACCCGTGAGGAGGTTCTTGTGCTGGGGGCAGAACAGAGGCTTGCCGTCGAGCTGAGTCGGGTTTTTGAGGAGGCGCGAGAAGAAGAGCTGATCGATCAGACGAGCCGCACGATTGCCCATCGCCGTCGGAACCTTCATAAAGGCTCCGAGGTCGTCGTTGATGATCATTTTCCTGGTCAAACAGAACTTCTTGCCATAGGTTTCGATCTGGTTCTTCGCGGCTTCTTCGGTCACGCCGCCGTCCTTAATCTCGCCGTCAGCGCCGACCGGAAGCAGGTCGCCGACGTCCGTCAGTCTGAAGCGGTCGTTCTCTTTGAAATCGTTGAGGTCCCCGGTAGAACACAGTTTGGTCGCGATCACGGGCTGGGACTCGTAGCTCTGCAGGAGCTTTTTGTTGGCCACGTTGCTCAGGATGCCCGGCAGGGACACGGAGCTGAAGGC